ATGTCTGTTAATCCAGCACAGAAAATCAAACAAGATTTAGGCGTACAAACCATCGTAACCCTGAAATACCCCGTTCGTCTTGCCACAGGCGAAACCCTGCAAAAAGTAACGGTGCGCCGTCCCAAAGTAGGCGATTTACGCGCTGTGATGCACATTGAAAATGAAGCCGAGCAAGGCTTGATGTTGGTATCGCGTGTAACAGGTTTAGTGCCAGAAGATTTAGACGAGTTGGATTTGAAAGATTTAGAGGCATTGCAAGCCACCTTTCGCACCGAAGAAGAAGCGGTTTAACGCACCCAGTCAGCAGCTATTTCACAAACAGCTATTGGCAGCGTATGCCGATATGGCGTGGTGGTTTGGGTGGAGCGTTCAAGAAATTTACGATTTGCCATTAGATGAATTTGCCGACTGGTTAGATGAAGTCAATCGGCAAATTAAGGCGAAGTATCAGAAATGAGTTAGGCGTTGTGTTTACGCTCGGCAGCAATTTCGTGCTGTAAATCGCGGCAGTAGCCGTTATTGTCGTTATTCTTTGCCAAATAATTCGCGGAATATATCCATGAATCCCCCATCAAGATGGCAAATAAAAAAAGGGGTAATGAAAACACTAAGGCAAAAAATGCCATGCCCCAAATAAAAATCATGATAACCACCTTGTAACAAAACAAGTTTTTAACACGGAAATTATAATACATGGCTTCGGATTTAAGTTTATCTATTAGCGTGTCGGCGGTGGTTGGCGGCGCATTGTCGGGTTTAACCAACATCGGCAAGGCGATGAATACGCTTAAATCCACCACCACAAATTTAACCGCTAAACAAAAGGAATTAGGCGAATCATTAGAGCGCAATAAAGACCGTTTGAGCAGTACATCTGCCGCACACTTGTGGCGACAGTATGACAGACTAGGTCAGTCGATTGATAACTTAACACGCAAACACGAGCAGCTCACCAAAATTTCAGCGCGTAAAATCGGTAATCAAGAACAATGGCAAAATTTAAAAGGGCAATGGCAAAACGCAGTCTCTGCGGCTGGTGCATTGATATTGCCTGTTAAGTTGGCAATTGATTTTGAAAGCGCGATGGCAGATGTTAAAAAAGTCGTAGATTTTGAAACACCCGAGCAATTTAAGCAAATGGGCAACGATATTGTGGCGATGAGTCGCAAAATCCCCATGGCCGCGACAGAATTAGCCAAAATCGTGGCGTTAGGTGGTCAATCGGGTATTGCCCAAAACGACTTGATGAGATTTACCGACAGCGCAGCCAAAATGGGCGTGGCGTTTGATATTTCCGCCGAACGCGCTGGGCAATCTATGGCGGAGTTGCGCTCGGCATTTAAACTTGACCAAAGTGGCGTGGAAACGCTAGCCGACAAAATCAATTATTTGGGCAACACAACCCCTGCCGCCGCCAAAGGCATTATGGAAATTGTGCAACGTGTGGGGGCGTTTGGTACGGTTGCAGGTTACAACACAGGCACGGTCGCAGCACTGGGTGCAACCATGCGCGGTTTTGGTATCCAAGAAGAAATTGCGGCAACCAGCATTAAAAACATGATGTTGGCATTGGTAGCAGGAGAAACGGCAACCAAAAGCGTAAAGGCAGCGTGGAAAAAATTGGGATTTGACCACGAGAAAATCGCCAAAGATATGCAAAAAGATGCAGAAGGCACAACATTGAAGGTGCTGGAAGCCGTGTNNNAACTAGAAAAATATAAACAAGTATTAACCCTGAAACAATTATTTGGTAGTGAGTCGCTGCTGGGTATTGCGCCATTGCTTACCAGCATTAATACCGTTAAGAAAAATTTAGAGGGTGTCAAAAATGCCGCCAATTTTGACGGCTCAATGAATAAAGAATATGAAGCACGTGCCGCGACTACTGCCAATAATATTCAGTTGTTAAAAAACAGTTTGACTGGACTGGGCATTACAGTTGGCACAATATTGTTGCCAGCCGTTAATCGTTTTGTTGTTTTGTCCACCAGCGTAGTCAATGCGCTGACCGATTGGGCGCAACAGCACCCTGTTTTAACCCAAGCGATTGTCGGCACAACTGCCGTTTGGCCTTAATTATGAGCTGGTCGCCACTGGCTTCATTTGTTGCGGTCTTTTCAAGCCTGTTTGCGTGGTTTGCAGGGTTGCCTGCTACCTTTGCCGCGTATGGCGGCATGATGATTGACGGTTTAGTCAATGGCATTAAAGCCAAAATTGGTGCGGCGGTTGGCGCGGTGCAAAGTTTGGCGGCACGGATTAAGGGCGCGTTTACCAGTCCAAAATCTATGGATATTCACTCCCCCAGCCGAGTGTTTAGGAGCTACGGCGGCTACATTACCGAGGGATTGGCATTGGGCGTGAATAGCGGCGCAGCGCAACCATTAAACCGCATTTGCCACTTACCGAACAATTTAAAAGCGGTTTGACCGTGTTTGTGCCCGTGTTGGACAGCAAACCCAAAAACAGTCAGGAGCAATTACCGCCATGGATGCGTTAGGATTTTTAAATGCCCTTTCAGGCAGTAAAGCAAGCAGCCTGCACCCTGTAACCGCCCCCGATTTCCTGCTAACCTACGAACAAAAAGACATCACAGCCGACATCGCGCCCTATCTGTTATCGTTTACTTACACGGATTATTTGAGCGACCAGTCGGACGAACTGCAAGTATCGTTTGAAGACGTGGACGGGCGTGGCGAAAGTGGCGTGTGTTTAGGCGCGATTTACAATGAGGCTGACCCTGTGCCAGCGACTAGCCGTGATATTCATGTGCTGCAATACACCAACGGCACGCGCATTCAGCATAATCGCAAGACTGGCGATGTACTCATCAAAACGAATGGAATGGTAACGATTGACGCAGATACCGTTGTTCAAAAAACACTCACGGTAAACGGCTTACTCACTTACACCGCAGGCATGGCAGGTTCGGGCGGTAGTGGTGCAGCTGCCACGATTTCAGGCAGCCTGAAAGCCACAGGCGATATTTCAGCAGGTGCCATTTCGTTACAAAATCACGTTCACACCGAACAAGGCGATGGGGCAAAAACCAGTTCAGCCGAATAAATCAAAACCGTCAAAATTCCTGACATCAGGAAATTTTGGCGGTTTTTGTTTTGTCTTTTTTAATCCGCATTAAAAGCCATTCAGGCAGCCCGAAAGCATAATTGACGCATGAACTACGAACACCCCATTTCCCAACATTGGCAACTCGCACAAGGCGGACACGGCATCACGCAAGGTGCGGACGACATTGATTTATGTATCCACAATATTTTGTCCACGCGCAAAGGCGCAGACGTATTACGCCCCAATTTCGGCTCAAACCATTTTGATTATTTGGACACGCCCGAAGACATCTTCGTGCCAAACGTGGTGCGTGAAATCACGCTGGCGATTCAAACATGGGAAAAACGAGCCGTAGTAGAACGCGTACGATTTAGCGGCAACGCCCCACACATCACGATGATTGTGGAATGGCGAATCGCGAACGACATCGCCAGCGAACTCTATCAAACCCAAATTTACGCAACAGGAACAGCAACATGAATGTGAGCGATTTAAAACGCGAAGAAGTCAAAATCGTGGACGACAACCCTGAAACGGTGTTGGCGGAAATGATTGCGGATTACGAATCACGCACAGGCAAAACGCTGCAACCTGCCCACATTGAACGCTTGCTGATTAACACATTCGCCTACCGCGAAACGCTCAACCGCCAGCAAATCAACGAAGCCTATCGGCAACAACATGTCCGTTTTGCCACAGGTTTGATGTTGGATTTATGCGGTGATGACGTGAATACGCCACGATTGGAAGCGTCTGCCGCTCGTTGCACGATACGGTTTCAGGCTGCCAATTTTAGCGGCGAAGTGAATATCCTAATCGGGACATTGGTATCCGTGGGCGATGTCGTTTTTAGCACGATTGAACAAGGTCAATTAAACACCAATCGCACCCAGCAAGATTTACAAGCAGCCTGCACTCAAACAGGCGAACGCGGCAATGGCTGA